AAAACCCGTTATTTTCAGGCAAATGCAGCAACTTTCGACCATCGCAAAAATGGCATGCTCCACGGCGGAGCATCGTTCAAGGATAGGCCGAAAAGCGGCTAAATCACGCTGGCGCAAGGTAAAGGCGGCCAAAGCAGCTGCAGCCGCGTCACCCCAAAAGCCCGAAGATCAAGCGGTGCGTTGTTGAAATCCAAATCTTCAGGCATCGCGTGAGAGCCAACAGCAACCGACGCGCGCAACCTCAACAAACAAGACCTTCCCCGATGATGCCCTTCCGGTTCAATCCAATCCTCGCCTCCCGAGCCGCTCGCCTCCATCGCCTCAAGCGCAAGGGCATCCTCAAACCCCATTGCAAAGCCAGCCTTCGCGCCGACGCCGAAACAGCCGCCGCATCCCATCCCATCACCGTCATCGAGCTCGGCAAGCGCACACGATCGCAGGCGACCGAGTGACGATCACCGACGATATGATCGAAGCAGCCGCTCAGGCCATCCGCTTCACTGCCTGCGCGCGATCAGTCTCGATCCACCACAGACCCAAGCCCTGGGCTCAATTGCCGCCAGCCCTCAAGGCCAGCTACCGCGCAGAGGCAAAAGCGGCCTTGCAGGCAGTTGCGGGATTGAACTCCTCATCTCGCACATGCAATTAACCTGCATTTGCAACTCATTCGCAACTGTGCGAGCCTGTCACCCGGCTGTGTCACCCATCGATTGACACGCATCTGACACACCAACGCCAATAGCTGATCGATATCAACGCTTGGCGTTTCCTTATGTAGGGAGTTTGCTTTAATGCGTGGTTAAACAGCCTGGCGCAACGCAAGCGCTGGCGAATGGGCAATCCTGAATTATCAATGGCTTAGCCGAAAAGACCGGGGGAGGGGTGGGGGTGGGGCCGAATTCAATCGCTCGCGACTTAATCGACGTCCTACCTGTCTTTCGCGGCTTTCTTTGAATACTTTCAATGAGTTGACGTTCAATTTTTGGAGCGGTCCGGGTTAAATCCTGGGCTGGCGGTGCGTTGCTGGGACGGGTCAAAAGCATAACTTAGTTAGCATGAGAGACGATGAGGATTTTGGTCCTGCGATGGCGGCGTTGAACGAGCGGCAGCGTGGCTTTGTGCTTGCAATGATTGAGGTTCCTGGCTGTTCGCATGCGGAGGCGGCGCGTCGGGCGGGGTATTCGGATGCTGCGGAGGGGGCGAAGGTGCGCGGGTTTTACCTGGCGCATAGTCCTGCGGTGCAGGCGGCGATCCGGGAGGAGGCTGGCAAGCGGCTGAATGTGGCCTCGCTGGCGGCGGCTTCCATCCTGTTGCAATTACTTGGAGATCCGGAGGTTGAGGCGCGGGACCGGATCAAGGCGGCTGGGATGCTGCTGGACCGATCTGGGTTTGGGGCGGCGCAGACGATCAATGTAAACAAGACGGTGACGGACCGGACGGGCGCGGGGATGCTGGAGCGGATTCGGGCGCTTGCGGCGGCGAACGGGATTGACCCGGTGAAGCTGCTGGGGGCGAACGCGCCGGTGGTTGAGGGGGAATTTTCGGAAGTGAAAACGGAGGGAAGTGAATGAGGTTTTGGATTGCGTTTGGATGCTCGATGTTTTTTTGGGCGGCTGGAATGGCCTCGGTCAGGTCGGCGGAGATCACGGTGAAGGTCAGCGACACTGACCAGCAGGCGTTTGGGAACCTGCCGGGTGCTGTGGACGCCTGTGTTGCCGGATTGCAACTCCGGGGCGATGCGGCGATGTGCAAGCTGATCGCGGTGTTCGTGACGGAGTTCGGGGCGAAGGTGAAGGCCGCGGTGCCCGTTCCGGAGAAGCCGGCCGACAAATGACCCAGCCCTCGCGCGCCGAGCTCGCGGTCATCCTGGAGACGCTGGAGGCGATCGAGTACCGGCGCAAGTACCGGACGTTCGACTTCTTCGAGCCATATCCCAAGCAGGTCGAGTTCTACGTGATGGGGGCTGCGCGGCGCGAGCGGCTGCTGATTGCGGGCAACCAGCTTGGCAAGACCCACGCCGGCGCGTTCGAGGCGACCTGCCATCTCACGGGCGAATATCCGGCGTGGTGGAAGGGGAGAAGGTTCGACCGGCCGACCAAGGGCTGGATTGCCGGCGAGACCTCGCTGGTGGTCCGCGACGTCCAGCAGAAGAAGCTGTGCGGCGAGCCCGGCGTCGAGGAGGCGTATGGCACCGGTATGATCCCGAAGGACGCATTCGCTGACAAGCCCTCGCTCGCGCGCGGCGTCACCGATGCCTATGACACGATCCAGGTCCGGCACAGATCGGGCGGGATCTCGGTGGCGCGGTTCAAGTCCTACGAGCAGGGCCGGACCAAGTTCCAGGGCGAGAGCATCGACTGGGGCTGGGCCGACGAGGAGCCGCCGGAGGACATCTATGCCGAGTTCCTGACCCGAACCACGGCCACCGGCGGCATGATGTTCGTGACGTTTACGCCTTTGAAGGGCCGCTCGAGCGTGGTGATCCGCTTCCTTGATGAGCCGTCCGACGACCGCGGCTTTGTCTCCATGACCATCGACGACGCACTGCACATTGCGCCGGAGCAGCGCGCGCGTGTGGTGGCGGGCTATCTCGCCCATGAGCGCGAGGCGCGGGCCCGCGGCGTGCCGATGCTGGGAAGCGGGCGCATTTTCATGACGCCGGAGGGCGCGATTACCGAGCCACCGCTGGAATATATTCCTGAGCACTGGGCCAAATTGTGGGGGATTGATTTCGGCATCGGGCATCCCTTTGCGGCCGTCTTGATCCTGTGGGACCGCGACAACGACGTCATCCACGTCCACCACGTCTACCGCATGGCCGACGCGCTGCCGATCCAGCACGCGGCCGCCATGAAGCCGATTGGGGCGAATGTTCCGGTGGCCTATCCGAAGGACGGCGCCGATCGCGAGAAGGGGAGCGGCGAGCCGCTGGCCGATCTCTACAAGAAGCAGGATCTGATCATGCTGAGCGAGCATGCGACATGGCCCGACGGCGGGCTGTCGACGGAAGCCGGCATTCTGGAGATGGACGACCGCATGAAGAGCGGCCGCTTCAAGGTCGCAGCGCAACTGTCTGAGTTTTTCGAGGAATACCGCTTCTACCACCGCAAGGACGGTCAGATCGTCAAGATCAAGGACGACATCATGTCGGCCTGCCGCGTGGCCGTGATGATGAAGCGGTTCGGCCGCGCCGTCAGTCTGGGCGGCCATCGCGTTAAGATCCAGAGTGGTGTCATCGCCGCCGGCACCGATTTCGACCTGTTCACAGGCGTTTGACGCGGCGGTGCGTTGCTGGGGCATGGGCCCGCGCGCACACATCGCACGTTCCGGGAAGCCGGAAGGTATCCTCACAAACTCGGGCGCGGGAGACCGACAAGCTCTCCCGTGTCCCTTTTCGGAGTTCGATATGGACACTATCCCCGCGCAGGAAAAGATCGCAGCGTTCGAGGCCAAACATTTTGGCTCCCATCCCGATGCCCGCGGCGGCGGCCCGCTCGAGCGCGGTTCGGGATCGAAATTCAAGGAAGCGCCGAAGGAAAAGCGGGATCATCACGCCGCGCTGGAAAACCTTCACCTCGCCGAGACCAGGCTTGCGCTCGCCAAAACCGCACTGCTGGATGCCGAAAACAACCACGCCGAGGCGGCCGGGAAGGTTGCGAAGTTCGAGAGCCTGATCGAGCCGGTTGATCCGGAGCTGGTTGACGCCGGCGAGCAGCATTCCGGAAATCTCTGACCATGGCTGACAGCCCAGCCGTCAACGATCTCGGCCTCGGCGGGCAATTGCAGGCGCAAACCGCTGGAGAGACCGAGGAGCAGCGCAAAAAGCGCATGGCGCAGGTGGAGCAGCAGCGCATGCTGGGCCCGCAGGGCTCGCTCGCGGTGACCTCGCTGCTCGGCATGGGCGGGGGCAAAAGTGCCGGCTATTGACGAGGCAGCCAGAGAACTCACGCGCAATCTCGCCTTCGATCTGCGTGCCTCCTGGCAATCCAGAGCGCTGATCGCGACCGGCGGACAGACCCAGGCGGTGCTGCTCTCGGTACTGGCGCATACGCTCGACAGCGCGATGGAAGCGCTGCTGATGGTGACATTTCCCGGCTTTGTCTCGATCACCGCACCGTTTCTCTGCACCGCGGGCAAGATCGCCAAATCAGGCGCCATCGTCGCCGACGTGGTCTGCCGCGACGGCACAATCTCAAAGGATTCGGTGATCTATCCCAACGAGACGGCGCTGCGCGATGATTTCCGCCGGCTCGCCGATCGCATGAAGCTTTCCGACACCGACCGCATCGAGATGTTCAAATACGTGCAGGCCTGGGTGGTGGCCGACCGCCGGCTCGATCCGGCGATGGATCCGAAGGACCCCGATGCCCGCCGCCTCCACTGACCTCGTTGCCTATAACGGCACCTCGCCGACGGCGCCGCTGAAGCCCGCGCGCATCATCGGCAATCGCGAGATGGAGATCGTCACCGGCATCCTGCGCGAGTTCGGCCAGTTCCAGTCGGCGCGTGCGGTGCTGGCCGGTCATTGCGAGGAGGTGGCGCAACTGATCCTTCCGACCTCGCGCAACACCTTCTACTACCAGAACTACAACACGCCCGGCCAGAAAAAGACCCAGCAGCAGGTCGATGCGACCGGCGCGCTGGCGCTGCATCGCTTCTGTGCGATCGCCGATTCGCTGGTTACGCCGCGGAACATGCACTGGCATGGGCTTGAGGGCGACGATTACGTGATGAAGGATCGCGACACGCGGCTGTGGTTCGAGAAAACAACCAAGCTGCTGTTCCGGATGCGCTATGCGGCGACGGCAAATTTCGCCGCGCAGAACTACAACAACTGGCAGTCGCTCGGCGCGTTCGGCAATTCGACGATGTATATCGACCGTTTCGACAACCGCTGGTCCGGCGGCGGCCGCGGACTTCGCTACAAATCGGTGCCGTTCGGCGAGACCTTCTATGGCGAGAACCACCAGGGCAAGGTCGACCGCATGATCCGCTGGTTCCGGCTGACCGCCTACCAGGCCGTGCAGAAATGGGGAAGGGATGCGCTGCCGGAGACGCTGATCGCACCGCTCGAGCAGAACAGCCAGTGGCTCTATAATTTCCTGCATTGCGTCAAGCCGCGCGATGAGGACTATGATCCCGAGGCGATGGACCACCGCGCCAAGCCATTTTCTTCCTATTATGTCTCGATCGAGGGCCGCTGCCTGATGCAGCCGGAAAGCGGCTACAACCGCTTCCCCTTTGCGGTGTCGCGCTACGACCAGACGCCGGGCGAAGTCTACGGCCGCGGGCCGGCCATGATCGTGCTGCCATCCCTGAAAACGCTGAACGCCGAGAAAACCACGTTCTTAAAACAGGGCCACCGCGCCGCCGATCCCGTGCTCTTGATCGCCGATGACGGGCTGGTAGGCATGGACCTGCGGCCCGGCGCCAAGAATTTCGGCGGCGTCTCGTCCGACGGCAAGCCGCTGGTGCATGTGCTGCCGACCGGCGACATCCAGATTTCCGAGAAGATGATGGGCGAGGAGCGCTCGATCATCGACGACGTATTCCTGGTCTCGCTGTTCAAGGTTCTGAGCGAGCACCCGAACATGACGGCAACCCAGGTGATCGAGCTCGTCAACGAAAAGGGCATGCTGGTCGCGCCGACGCTCGGCCGCCAGCACACCGAATACGTTGGCGGCATGGTGCCGCGCGAACTCGATCTCGTTTCCGAAATGGGCATGCTGGACGAGATGCCGCCGCGGCTGCGCGAGGCGATGGGCGCCTATGAGGTGACCGATACCTCGCCGCTGTCGCTGGCCGCAAGTGCCGGCAACGCCGCCGGCTTCCTGCGCACGCTGGAGCAGGTCCGCGAGCTCGTCAACATCACGCAGGACATGAGCCTGCTCGATCCATTCGACTTCGACACCGCACTGCCGGAGATTTCGCGCATCAACAATGTGCCGGAGCGCTGGATGGCCGATAGCCAGATGGTCGCCGCCAAGCGCCAGAACCGCGCCAAGCAACAGGCACAGAAACAGCAGATCGACGCAGCGCCAGCTCAAGCGGCCATTATCAAGGCGCGCGCGGTGGCCGCTAAAGCCGGTGCGCTGCAGGGCGTGCAGCAATGACGCCGGCAAAGGTTCTGGAGATTTTCAGCGACCGCAAGCGGGCCTATCAGCTCGCGTTCAACACGCCGGCCGGAGAAGCGGTGCTGATCGACCTCGTACCATTTTGCCGCGCGAAGGAAACCTGTGTCGTGCCTGGCGACCGCGACCGCACCTATGTTCTGGAAGGCCGCCGCGAAGTCTGGTTGCGCATTCGCGACCACCTGGACCTCACGGTGGAAGATCTCGTTCTGAAGTACACGCGGCCCGCTGAAGGAGCATACGGCCATGACGACCAAGACGCTACCGACTGACCATCTCCAGTTTTTCAATCATCACACCGGAAGGCCGCGCTTTCATTTCGAGGAAGGCGGAGCTGCGGGTGGCGCAGCCGCAGGAGCCGCAGCCGGTGCTGCCGCCGGTGCTGCGGCGACCGCATGGCACACCGGAATTGACGCCGAGATCATCGGCCATGCCCAGAACAAGGGCTGGAAGCTGGACGATCCAAAGGAGGCATTTGGGGCGGCGGCCAAGGTCGCGCGCGATCTGGAAAAGCATTTTGGCGTCGCGGCGGATCAACTGATCAAGCTGCCAAAGGCGGATGCCAAGCCGGAAGAGTTCGCGGCGATGTGGCAGCGGCTTGGTGCGCCGAAGGAGGCCAAGGAATACGATTTCAGCGGCATCAAGTTCGCCGGAAACGACCTGGAGCCGGATTTTGCCGACGCGATGCGTGCCGGCCTCGCCGCGGCCTTCGTGCCGAAGGACAAGGCCGGCGAGATCGTCAAGAGCGTGGTGAAGTATCTCGAAAACGCCGAGACCAGCGAGACCGCGGTCACCACCAGCAAGCTTGCCGAGCAGAAGGCCGAACTCGCCAAGAACTGGGGCACCAAATACGACTTCAACCATCTGCAGGCGATGGAGGGAGCGCGCCGCGTCGGCATCACGCCGGAAGCGGTGAAGGCCTTGGAGGGCCAGATCGGCTATGCCGCCGTGATGGAGCATTTCCGCAAGATCGGCGCTTCTACCAACGAGGATACCTTTGTCGAGCGCGGCACTGGCCAGGGCGACGTCACCACCCGCGAGGGTGCGATGGCCCGCAAGACCGAACTGATGGCCGACCAGGCCTGGGTCAAGCGCTTCCTCTCCGGCGACATGGCGGCCACGCGCGAGATGACCCAGATCAACACCATGATTGACGGGTGACCCATGGACACGGATGAAATCGAAACCCCCGTTATCCCGAAGCCGAAGAAGGCAAAGAAGCCGCGCAAGGTTGCCAAACCAAAGCCGGAAGCGGCCAAGGTCGCCTTTCCAGGCCTGACCGAGACCGAATGCGCCGCCGGATGCACCGCGGCCAAATGCGCGATCTCCGGCGCCAATGTCTGCGGCCATCCCCGCAAGGGCGGACTGCAAGCCGGCGATAATGCCGCGCTGAAGCGGCTGCAGGACGCGCAGAAGCAGCTCGGCCTCGGGATGGTGGAGCGCCGCTATGCCTAGCGTTTAGCCGCGCGGTGCCGCTGGTAGCATTGCGTGCATAGACCGAGAGACAAATGTCGTCTCTCAGTTGTTTTGCAGGAAATGCAACGAACATGTTTTATAGACCACCGATGAATAGCATGAGCCCTTCGATGCTCTGCGGGAGAGAGGACAATCAAATTGTCCTCGGAGTTATCGAGCGTGTTTTCATTCTTATGGTGGACGTGTTCTCTGGTTTTAAGGGGGCGCCCGATCTTCTTTTCGGCAATCACTCGATGCTCGTATTTCCATCTTTTTCGTTCCGCGACCTTCACAACCCAATAGATCAGCCCATCTCCCGCGTTGTGCTTTCTACGCGTACCGATTGGAACCCACCGTGGACGCATATCAGGATGATCTCTCCATCTCTTCGAGATCATCTTTCCCCTGATCTTATGGCCATGGCCCGGAATAAACTTCGGGTAAAATGCAACGCGGCCAGTCTTTGGACTGATGTATGGCTGGACGTATCCGTCGCAGCCACAACCGCATTTTCTGAATACCGTTCTGCTTCCCTTGCGCATCTTTATAAGTCCAGTGGAACTTAGGAGGATATAGGTATGCCGAGCGAAAGTCAAGCGCAACACGGCTTTGCTGCGATGTCGCAGACCGCCGCCGGCCGCGCCAAGCTGCGCGCGCACGGCAAAACCCCGATGCCGATGAAGGCAGCCAAGGATTTCATGGCTGCCGACAAGGGCCGCAAGATCGGCAAACTGGCGAAGCACGTCCGCAAGAAGTAGGCGGTGCGTTGCTGAATTTTCGGGTGCGAGGCACGTTCCGCACCCATGAGACCCCGGCGTACTGGCCCCCGCAAGGACACGGCCAAGTCGGGGAAGTTACGGCCCCCGCAAGGATACGGCTGAAGTTTGATGGTCCCCGCGCGTTCTCTCGCACGGATACGGCCGCCGATCATTCAACCCAATTTTCCTAGGCGGGATAGCCATGTCCGAAAATCTGCCGAAACTATTCACGACCCAGTTTTCCACCGTGCTTGCGCTCAAGCTGCAGCAGCGGCAGTCGAAGCTGCGTGGCCGCGTCATGGAGGGCTTCCACGTCGGCAAGCAGGCCTCTCCGATCCAGTACATCGGTGCCATCCAGATGAAGCCGCCGGCGGGCCGCTATGCCCCGATCGGCCGCCAGGATGTCGACTTCACCCGGCGCTGGGTGATGCCGGTGGACAAGTCCGCCAACCAGTTCATCGAC